GCATCTAGTGTTGTCGGCAAGAACCTTCGTGATACAAATGCAAGACACTGGATCGTAATTGAGAAAGTGTTAAGTGTAGTACTTGAAGGCGGTAGACCTCACTCACTCCCATCTATTGAAGATGACGAATGACTGATAATTTCAGCCTATTAGAAATAATCCCAGCACTATGGCCCATAATTGTTGGGTTTGTTGGTTTAATCTTTTGGCTGGCAAAAAGCTACGCTGACATAGAAACATTAAAAGAGAAAGTAAAAGTATTGTATGATCTGTACAATAAGCGCGATAACTAAATGATCTGGGGCCAATAATGTTGGACACACTTACAAAGCTAGAGCAGCGAGCGCAGAACGACCCAGAGTTCAGCGTGGAAGATATACGAGTTGTCCATGAAATGATAACAGCCTATAGGGGCTGGCAATCGTTGGGTAAGGCGTTTAAATTTATTGTATGGGCCTTAGCATCAGTTGGTGCTCTAGTAGCAGCAGTTGGAGTTATTATAGGGGGTATTAAGTCATGGTAAGTCTCTTAAAAAGAGCTGCCATGTCTTGGACTGGGATTGTCCTAGCTATTGGTTGGATATGGATATTCTCACAAGGAGCAGTATCTGCCAAGATACATGGCTTTGTAATTCCAGTAGTATCAATACTATCAGTTGAGTCAATAACCCCTATAGATCTAGAAGGCCAACTTGCAGTTAGAATATCTGGCTCAGCAGTAAAGCTTCGTGAGTGTGACTTTAATGGCTTAACTTGGTCAATTGATGGTGAGAAGACAAGAGGTACAGTCCGAGCATTCTTCCGTGATGCTCCTCAGGGCCGCCCAGAGGGCTTGCAACACTGGTCTGCTATCATTGTAGGGGTAACAGAAGAACGCCTCTCTCTGACCCGCGCAGAGGTTCACCATACGTGTAACGGGTTACCAGTTAACTCGTTATTCTTTGAGGGTACAAAATGAGTTTAAAAATAGAAGAATGGCCAGCTAAAGCTATTGGATTTATGTCTGGTGACATTATTGAGACAGCGAAGGAAGTACGTGAGGTCTGTGGTACTGCAATGGTACCTAGTCCTGATCCTGAAGCCCATGTGCGCTTTACAGGAGGTTCTAGTCTCCATTGTGTCGGTGCTGATGGTGGCCTAAAGTCGCAGGCGACTGACTTGTTTATCTTGGATAATTCGGCATCTGCTAAGGTCTGGGCATTAGCCCAATCGGTTAAAGCTGTCGGTGGATTCGGAATGTATTTCGATACCCATTTAGGTGGCGAGAAACAAACGCTAATTCATATCGATACGCGCGATGAACGCCTGCTCTGGATGTGCCCAGATGAACCAAAGCGCAGATACGTCTATTACAATAATAGCCCTGTCTATTTCCTTAACCTGCTGTCTAAAGAGCTGGCCAAGCTATGAGCGACCGATTCAATACAGCATTAGAACCGTTTTGGCTGTTCCTAGAAAAGGGCATGATTGTTCGCCGTGGTGTCCTTTTTGTCGCAATTTGGATGACGTTAGACTCATATGCCTGGGCCAAGATATACGCGTATAACCCAAATCCAGACCCATTGATCTATGCTGCGCTGCTGGGTGTACCATCCGCGTTACTAGCCGCTGCGCTTAAATTTTATAATGATGGGCGCAAGGTGGTAGAGAAATGATTGCAGAACTTAGTTCCATATTGGCATCTAGTGCAGCTGGTTCATTGATTGGTGGTGTATTCAGTTGGTTAAACCGTAAAGAAGAAGCAAAGGAACGTGCAAGCGAACGAGAGTTTAAGATTGCAATGGTTGGTGCTAATGCCAACGCTGCAGAAATGGCATCCGAAGCACGAGCTTTCGAGGAGTCACAGAAGACTATTGGTTCTGTTGGTAGTGCTATCAAGAGTGCAGTTAGGCCAATTATAACTGCTGTATTACTCTACCAAACATATATGATACTCACTGGTTTGGAATCAATAGTGGGTGGTATAGAAGCACTTGGAGATGGGGAAGCACTACAGCTTTACAGAGACATTGTATTAAACATTATATCTCTGACTGCGACCTCAGTATCATGGTGGTTCGGTGCTCGCCCCAGTAATCGTGGAAAATAATTAGGATACAAATATGATCACCTTCAAAGTAAAAGCAGGAAAGAATAGCCAGATTAAATTAGTCTACAAAGACCAGTATGGCAGCGTGATTAACATATCTGGTGCTACTGCTGTGCTGGTAGCAAGAGAAGGCTTTTACACTAGTGTATTGGTTGAAGTAGTAGGTACTATTATAGGAGCTGAGGGCCAGATTACATTTGATTTTGTTCCTTCAGATACTGCTGATGTGCTAGTAGATAAAGTAGAGAAAAGACTTTTATGCGATGTAGAGTTAACTCTATCTACTGGAGAGAAGCTAGACTTGTTTGACGAAGTTGAATTACTAGTTAAACAATCGGCGGTACGTTGATATGACAGACATTGTTGAAGTATCCAGTGAAGGTACTGTAGAAGTAACTGAGGGTACTGCTACATCTGTTGATGTAGTGGAAAGCTCTATATACGCAGAAAGTGACTTCGTTAACAGTGTAGACATAACAGTAAATAATACTGAAATTCTTGATGTGTACGCATCAGGCCCTCTTGGGGACATAAACCCAAATAACCCATTTCTATTTCTAACTGCACCTTATGCACCAAATGGTTTTAATGGCGTGCCTATGGGCTTTACTGGCTTAGCTTTAGGCTGGAGTGAAGCACTATATGTAAACCATAAGCTAACAGAAGTATGGCGCTCAACAGTTGATGATATTAGTACTGCTTCAATGTACACCACCACTGGTGGTAGTGGAGTTATAACGGTTGTTGATTTCAACACTGAGTATTACCACTGGATCAGATTTGTATCGTATGCAAATGTAATAGGCCCTTGGCATGACACTAATGGATTGATGGTGTTATCTAATGGTAGCCCTGCAAATATGCTGTCTATTCTTGAGGGTGAGATTAGAGAAAGTAAGCTACACCAAGATTTAACAACAAAAATTGCTAGAATTGATACGACTGCATCAGACCTGCTAATTGAAGTCCAGAATAGAGCACAGGCTATACTAGGAGAGATTGCTAACAGAACTAATGCTATTGATACTGCTATAACTCAAGAAGTGAGTGACAGAGAGGCTTCTATAAGCATGTGGGCTGCTGCTGAGGTGGATGACCGTAATGCTGTAGTTGCCACTGAAGCACTTGCTCGAATAACTGATGACTCTGCTCTAGCATCACAAATAACCATACTTGATACGACTGTTGGGGAAAACACTAGTGCAATCTTAACAGAGGCAACTGCAAGAACTGATGCTGACACAGCTATAGCTACAACAATAACAAGTCTTGCCACAAGTGTTGGGGAAAACTCTAGTGCAATAACAGCAGAAACTACAGCAAGAACTACTGCTGATGAATCCTTAGCAAGCCAAATAACAACCTTGTCTACAAGTACAAGTGATAACTCTGCTGCAATACAAACAGAGTCCACAGCAAGAAGTGATGCAGACACAGCATTATCTACTACTATCAGCACATTAGAATCTACAGTGGGTGAAAACACTTCAGCAGTACAAGTTACTGCAGAAGCAGTGGATGGCATATCTGCGCAGTATACAGTTAAAGTAGACTCTAATGGTAGAGTAGGTGGCTATGGTATTGCAGCTAATCCAATAAATGTAGATGATGTTGATCAAGGGGTTGTTATAGATTTCCAGATTGTGGCAGATAGGTTTTCCATATGGGATCCAACATCAGATCAGTTTGTAATAGGAACAAGTAACAATATATTTTTTGTTAAGGGAGTAATAACAGTACTTCCTGGTTCAAACGTAGAAGTTGGAGCAAATGCAACCGACCTAAGCACAATCAATGCTGGTACAAACTTAGTTGCTCATGGTGGTGGTTACGCAAAGGGGTTGGATGGAAGACCGGCTGGTGTCAAAAGTGCGTACTACGATAAAGCTGCAACCTTTATAAGTTTTCATGATGAAGCTGCAGGTCAGATAGCACTAGAGAACTCAACTTCAGGATCTGGAATTTGCTGGCCTGCGTTTAAGATTGAACAAGGAACTAAATACATATTCCGAGTTAAACTGAGAAATACATTATCTGCACAAAGTACATATATACGGTTGTACGAGTACAGTGGTGTTGACTTACCCGAGGGTAAAACACATGTATCAAACAATGCCTCTACATCTGTAGACAGCCAGTGGATTGTAGAAGACACAAGTAGTGTAACGAGTACAGCGACTCCAGATTGGGAAGCCAGATCAATACCTACAACGTGGGTACAAGAGGAAATAATCTACACACCAAGTGCTAGTGCAAAGTGGTGCAGTCCTGTGATTCTAGCAAATGGGTCTGAGGGTAATCTAGTAATAGACTACGTATCTATGACAGCTATATTTAACTCAGATGCGGATGTAACAGACTATAGTGATTTTCGAGTAAGTAACTCAGGTGACGATGGGGACGTAATAAGGATAACTAATCCACAAGGTGGTGCACTTAGTGGGGACAATACTTTAACGGGATTTATTAAAGTTACCTTACCGGTAGATTTCAACTCAACAATGATGAAATTTGTTGTTGAAATCACAAGCTATGACACAGAAAAATCCATGACTCTTTTAGTGGGTGGTTATAACTACGATGGAACTGACGTATGGGTTAACACTTTTGCACAGATAATAGGTAGCATAACAGGTAACAACCATGTCCGATTTGGGTATGATGGGACTAAGTGTTGCGTAATAATTGGTGACATTGGTGATACTTGGGAATACCCAAAAGTAGTTGTTAGAGATTTTATGGGTGGGCACAGCGGTGGAACTCTAGCTAAGTGGGGCACTGGTGGTTGGGCAGTATCTATATTAAACACAGAGGCTGGTATAACTTTTAGTGGTGACGACATCACTGACGCATTACTGGATGCAAAAGCAATTAAAAACCAAGGCCCGTTGGCTACTGTAAACTCAACTGGTGCAACAATACTGGATGCAGGAACTCTGCATCTTAGTGGGAGCAATGCAAATATAGCAATCGGGGCCTCAACAGATTGGGCCTCTAATGGTATACAGCTTCAGTACAATGAAGTTGGTGGGGCTGCCAAGCCAAGGGCGCATATAGGCAGTACAACTAACTATGTTCAGTACGATGGCACCAACTTAGTAATAGCAACAAATGCGATAGGTGCTGGTGCAACTATCGGTACTAATTCAGTTGCTTTTGGTACAAGTGCCGATGCAAGCGGTGATAATTCACTTGCACTGGGTGTAATTGCTAAAGCGGACAGCTCAAACAGCATAGGGTTGGGGTATGCTTCAAAAGCCAGAAATACTGATGCTATAGCAATTGGCACCGATACTATAGGTGATGGATCAAAATCAATAGCCATAGGTCGGAGTGCAGAGGCTTTTGGAAATAATGCTACTTCACTTGGAACAAACACTAAGTCTAACGGCCTTAACGCTGTTGCCTTAGGGCCGTATTCAGAATGTGAGTATGATAATTCAGTTGCTATTGGCACGAATGTCAATGTAACAGCAGCTAATCAAATTAGACTTGGTAGAAGCTCGGAAACAGTATCTATTCCGGGTGATTTGGAGGTTGGTACTGAGATCTATTCTGGTGGAGCTATTTACGAAGCAGGCACAAATTTAGCTGCAAAGTATGAGTCGTTAATGGCCAATCCAGCTGCTAGTAACTCTGTTATTTGGGAGCACACCGGAACAATAAGGGCTGATTCAGGGAATAGCACCCCTGTAACCACCACCTCTATGGATGTTGGAACATGCATAAAAAGTGGAGCGGTAAGAGTTAGTTATAGCTGGGTTTGTAATAGCAGTGGTGGTGGTAGATTTAGCGCTGGTAGCTACACTAGCCCTTACTACTCTGGCGGAAGCAGTGGGTCTGCAACCGCTGATTTTAATGTTTCAGTTGGCCAAAGAGTTGTTTTTTCTGCTTACTGCAACGGAAACGACAACATTACTGTGTCTAATATAAATTTAAAAGCAACTTCATATGCGGTGGTTTAATAATGTATAGCCCAAGATTTACAAATAAAGAAAAATACATAGCAATATCAATTGCAGAAAACCATGAGGTTTTAATAGAGCCATCAGATGAGAGATACGCTGATATACTTTCTGGCACCTATGGTGAGATAGAAGAGTTTATTGAATTTGAATTTGGCATTAATCAAATTAAATATCAGTATATAGATAATTTAAACTTAGAAGCGCAATCTTTTATGGATTCAAGCTTGCCTGCATACCCAGACTTTGAAAAGCTTACTTTTGAAATTCAAAAGTATGAGGCTAGAGGGTGGTCTTTAGATAATACAGTAGGTACTCCTAACGTAGATATTCTTGCTTTGAATAGGGGTGTTGACAGAGAGGTTATACTCTCCAAGATAAACATTAAGGCAGACCAGTTTGAAAGATTGTCTATGGCAATAGCAGGTCAGCGTCAGAAGTTCCAAGACTTAATAGATAATGCTACAACAACAGAAGAGCTAGAAAGTATAAAGATCTCATTTGAAGTCACCTAGTACTTAGGAGTGAGAAGTGTTTATTCTGTTAATTTAACAAAAAGTAGTTAAAATGATACCATTGAGTATATTTACACACTATGTAGAGGTTTAAGAATGCCACAAAATTACGGTAAGGATAAGTTCTCCAATACTAGTGATAGTACTGAAGAGTCTGATGATGAAGATGTTAAGAGCTATCCTACAGACGAGACTACTCTAGCAGATTGGGTAAATGCCCCAAAGATAGGTGATCTTAAGAAAGACTTTATTGCTGCTAAAGCAGACTCTGATGCGCACGTATCAGAAGTTACTGGCTGGTTAGACTCATTGAATGTCACTGGTTCAGCAGCTACTAAGAAGGTAGAAGGTCGTTCATCAGTACAGCCAAAGGTTATTCGTAAGCAGGCTGAGTGGCGTTATGCAGCTCTTTCAGAGCCGTTTCTTAGCTCAGATGACATATTCAATGTCTCCCCTATTACCTTTGAAGACAAGAAAGCAGCTCAACAGAATGAACTAGTATTGAACAATCAGTTTAATACTAAGCTAAACAAGGTTAACTTTATTGATAACTATGTGCGTACTGGTGTCGAAGAAGGTGACATCATTGTACAAGTTGGTTGGGAATTTGAAGAAGGTGACGTAACAACGTATGAACCTATTTACGAGTATCAGCCTAATCCTAATTTTGAGCCTAATATAAACGAACTGTTTGCTATGCAGGAGAACCTGCCTAAAGAGTTTGCCAAGTTACCCAAGCACTTACAGCAAGCTGTAGAGCTGAGTGTTGCTAGTGGTGTCCCAATGGAGCCTGTAGACACAGGTGAAGAGAAGGCCATTACTAAAAAAACTACTATTAAGAACAACCCTACAGTAGAAGTGTGTGACTACAGAAACATCATTATTGATCCTACATGCTTGGGTGATATTGATAAAGCTGGTTTTATTATATACTCATTTGAAACTTCCCTATCTGAGTTGAAGAAGTGTGGTAAGTATAACAACCTAGATAACATCATAATTGATGCAGCTGGTTCTGTATTAGCAGATCCAGATCACTCAGCAGGTGAAATTAACTCTTTTACTTACTCGGATGATCCTCGTAAAAAAATGATTGCCTATGAGTACTGGGGCTTCTGGGATTACAACAACACAGGTATAGCGGAACCATTTGTTGCTACTTGGGTTGGTCAGACTTTGATTAGAATGGAAGAGAATCCTTTTCCGGATAAGAAGTTACCTTTTGTTAAGGTACAATATCTACCGCGTAAGCGGAACTCATTCGGTGAGCCGGATGGCTCGTTGCTTGAAGATAACCAGAAAATTGTAGGTGCAGTAACTCGTGGTATGATTGACATATTGGCTCGTAGTGCTAATGGTCAGATGGGTATGCGTAAAGATGCTTTGGATACAGTTAACCGCCGTAAGTTTAAACGTGGTGAGAACTATGAGTTCAATGCACACATAGATCCAAGACAAGCTATACAACTGCACACGTATAGTGAGATACCTAACTCTGCAATCAACATGATTAACATGCAGAATGCCGAAGCAGAGAGCCTCACAGGCGTTATCCCATTCAGTACTGGCATCTCTGGTACTAACTTAGGAGACACCGCTACAGGGGTTCGTGGAGCGTTAGATGCTGCATCTAAGCGAGAACTAGGTATACTACGCAGATTAGCTAAAGGTATTACTGATATTGGACGTAAGTTCATATCAATGAATGCAGAGTTCTTAGAGGAAGAAGAAGTAGTACGTATAACTAACGAAGAGTTCGTTAAAGTACGCAGGGATGACCTAGCAGGTAAGTTTGATTTAAGACTTACTATTAGTACTGCTGAAGAAGACAATGGAAAGGCCAAGGAACTAGCATTTATGCTACAGACTGTTGGGCCAAGTGCAGATCCAAAAATGACTTATATGATTATGGCTGACATAGCCAGATTACGAAAGATGCCAGATCTAGCTAAACGCTTAGAAGATTATGAGCCGAAGCCTGATCCATTACAGCAGCGTATGCAAGAACTTGGTGTTGCTAAACTTGAAGCAGAAATTCGAGAAATCGAATCTCGCACAGTCGAGAATACATCACAAGCTAACTTGGATGCAGCCAAAGCAGTAACGGAAGGTGTACGTGCAGGTAATTATCAAAGTGATTCCGACCTGAAGAACCTGAACTTTGTTGAGCAGGAATCAGGAGTTAAACAAGAACGTGATCTTGAGCGACAGGGTGCACAAGCCCAAGCACAAGGTAAGACAAAGATCCTGGAGAAGGTACTACAAGGTACCGGAACCAACCCACCGGCGTAGCCGGTACACGCAAACTCATCCTCATAAACGGGGAGAGGACAGAAGGTAGATGACTATGATGAATGAAAGCGGAAGTGATATTGAGCAAATTGAGATGTCTATTCAAGAAGCTCAACGAACGATTGATCTAGGTAAGTCGTTAGACCGACTTAATACTAACAAGGATTTCACTAAGATTTTCTTGGAAGGTTACTTAGAGAAAGAGGCTATCCGATTGGTACACCTTAAATCAGATCCTGCTATGAGTACTCCAGAAATGCAGGCAGATGTTATTCGTAGTATTGATGCAATTGGTATTACACGATCTTATCTGATTATGATTATGCAAAAAGCTGCTATGGCAGAACGAGCTGTGAATGATTACCACGAAGAGTTAAAGGTAGCATTAACAGAGGATTCTGAATAATGGCAGAATTAGAGAATGAAGCAGTAGAAGATACTGTTGAAGAGAGTGAGGTTACTACTGTAGAGGAGCCTGACTTTTTAAACATGTCGGACGAAGAACTAGCTGAATTTGATTTAGACTCATTGGATCAAGTTGATGCTCCTGTAGAAGAACCTGCTGAAGCAGAGGATAAGGTAGAAGCAGATGAGGATGAAGCTACAGTTGAGGAGACGGAAGAGCCTACTGAAGATAAAGAATCGGAAGAAGGTGATCCTGAAGAATTAGACGATAATGAAGATGAGTCTGATGAGGATAAAGACAAGGAAGAAGAAGAAGTAATAGATTACAAATCAATTGTAGAAGAACTCTACAAACCGTTTAAAGCAAACGGTAAAGAAATGAAAGTTGATAACGTCGAAGACGTTCGTACTCTTATGAAAATGGGAGCGAACTACAATAAAAAGATGGTAGGTTTGAAACCTCATCTTAAATTGGTTAAGATGTTAGAGAATAATGGTTTACTGGATGAATCTAAATTAAGTTTCTTAATTGATATTGATAAGAAAAATCCAGATGCTATTAATAGACTAATCAAGGAAAGTGGAATTGATCCACTAGAAATTGATGTAGAAAAAAATGAGTATAAACCCGTATCTTACACTGTCGATGACAGCGAAGTGGAACTTGAACAAGTCTTAAATGATATTCGCGATACTAAGACTTATCATGACACTATCAATGTTGTAAGCAATAAGTGGGATGACTCAAGTAAGCAAGCGATTGTTAGAGATCCTAAAATTATTGAGATACTTAACACCCAAATGGAAAATGGCATTTATGCCCAAGTATCGAAAGTAGTGGAATCTGAGCGTATGTTAGGTCGCTTAGGTGGGATGTCTGACTTAGAAGCATATCGTCATGTAGGTGACTCGCTTTACGAATCCAAGAAGATGGTTGGCTTTGAAGATAATACTCCAAAACC